AGTAGTGAACTCCCTTTAATACAATTGATCAAAATCTGCAGTAAACAAAACAATATAAGGTAAAGAACTCCTCAAGCTTTTACGCAATGAAGATGTTTGACAGCTACACACAGGCATATCATTGCATGTTTGGAGCTATCTTCAACATGATTCAGGAACTTTTCCCACAGAATAGGTATGCCAATTGCATAATTCTTAATGAGTATCTAAGATCTGGCTCTAAACACTATTCAGATCTTTTTATCGAATCCCAACATCTCGTGCTTGGTGAAGATAAAATTGATCTTGGTTCTGTGAAATTTTATCGCAAAATATACATGATAATAAATATGATTCTCGGCCACCTTGAACCCTTGTTCTTTGTCCATGGTGGTTTGTTTGAAGGCCTATTGATTGAAGATCAAAGCATGCATTTGACACTTGGCAGTCAATTTGTCAGGAATGTGTTTGACAATGTTATCAATCAAAAATATAACTTCCAATTGGCATTCAAATTTGCATTAAAGAATGAGACTGCTGATATCATGTCAGACACATTTGCATTTGAATTTTATTCTAAATCAATAATGTTCTTACAGCTGAAGCACATATCAAAAATAACTAGTAGTTACAATAGAGGTAAACAGCTGTTGAGATCGGATAGTATTGATGGTGAATCACATGTCCAAGATGAAGATATAGACAAAATATTACTTGGATCTCCCAGTGCATCTACTAGGGGTCTTAATCGCCAAGTCTCTATAATATCTATAAATTGAACATATTTGGTGTATGATTTCTTATGTTGATAAGTGTTGTCAATTTTATTTACTTTTGTGTTTAATTAGTTTATAGTTGTATTTCAGTTGTAGGTTTATTGGGTGACTAGTTAAAATCATGGTTTCATATGTATTATATTTTCCACATATTGGGCCTCTTTCACTTATTTGTATCTATTTCGGTTTAATTTAAAGTGTGTCTACTTGATTTATAGTATGATCAATATCAAAATGACAAAAAAAGAAGATAATTCTGGAAAATATAACAAAAAAATGTTCTTGAAGAGTATATTTGTTGGTGTGGTTTGTGTGAGCTTTCTTAGATTAGTTGTAAATAGGTTGACCGTGCTCAATAGATGTCTAGCATAACTAAATTTTGCTTAGTATGATGCATCATTGGTGTCATAAGCCAACAATTTGCAAATTCGCGTTAAAGATTTTCCTTTTATACCCTCATTTTCCCATTTCAAGCTGATATTTTTGTTGATTTTTATATTAAAGGGAGAACACTACT